CATCTAGTGCAATTGTAACACTATGCGACCTTTAATTTAATCTTCTTTTGCTTACTTACCGAAGCTATCAGTTTATAGCCTTTTCGTTTGGCGGATTTGGGGCTACCAACATTCAGCTTAAAAGCTTTCGGTTTGGCGATGGATAGTCGCGGCATACGGCTGGTTACTTTCGTTGCTTTCGTTGCTTTCGCTACCTTAACTGATGATTTTGTGGCTTTCGGACTTTTCAGGGTAGCTACTTTAACCTTCTTGGCGGTAGTAGTCTTCTTAGGAGTATAAACAAGGTTGCCGGTTAGTACTTTATCCACGGCTTTAGACTGAGTTTTGCTTGGAGTGTCGCCGAGTAATTTCACTTTAGCTGCTGCCTGTATGTTACTAATGGTGTTACTCAGTTCATTAGCTTGTTCCTGATCGCTTAGCGCCATGAATACTGGGTCTTTGCGCCGCAAGTCAATTGCTTGCTTAGTTGTCTGGCCTACGAACTGCTGAAAGTCATGGTTCTGTGTGGCAGTCAATTTAACGTTTGTACCATTAACGTTCTGACTAGGCTTAGTAGTTGTTGGTATCTGTTTGGTATTGCCGCTACGATTCAAGATATCAAGTGGTAAATTAGCGCTGTCATTAGGCTGGTACTTATTTACAAATGCCGGATTAACCGCAACATTGAACAAATTATTACTACCATTTTGGTAGTTCTGTAAATTCTCACCAAGCGCACCTACCTTATTCGGTAATGACTTATCAACAAATGGTATCTTGTTCTTGACCATGTTTATCGTTGTCTGCTTGGCACTAGGATCGTATGTATTACGAGTATTGTTATCGGTAAGCTGCCTAACCTGATTTGATGCTGTCGGTACAAAACTAGCCGGGGCACCTTGCAAAACTTTTGTACCAGCCCCGACTAATCCGTAGTTCTTGATATTGTTTGCAAACGTATTTATACCAGTCACGAGTGGTTGTTCGACTAAGCTATTAAGTCCTGATGCCGCATTATCTAGTGTCGAGGTTGCTCCATCCATAGCGCTTTTACCCTTACCAAGTGCCGCACCAGCTGACAATGGTATAGAGGCTGGTTGTGCCCAGTCATAGCTCACGAGAGTGTCACCCTGTCTAAGTTTGGCGTCGTTCTTATTAAACCCGCCTAAGAAGAACCTTTTAAGTGCTGATGTATTTATCTGGTAGCCACCTTGCCCTGATGCTTTTTGCAAGTTACGGGTGTCTGCATCCTGTGACGGTTTCTCGGTAATAATACCAAGTGCTCCAAGTACTGCACCGCTACCGACGAGTCCAGTGGTTCCCACCGTACCCCTAGCTATGTTATTAGCAAAAGATGCCTGATCGAATGGCTGGCCGGTCAAGGCCGGTTTGACTATTTGGTATAGACCTTTGACAATTCCGCCGGGGCTATAGTCCACGCCACGAGCTAGAATGTTACCCGGTGTCTTCGGGTATTTTAGTATCATGTCACCAAGGCCAAAACGTGAACCGTCTTTACCGGTAACACCTACAGTATTTAATGCACTTTTGAGCTTGGTAAATAACTCGGCTGCCTTGGAGTTGTCCTGGAACGTCCTGTATAAGCCTTGGGCTTCGGCTTGGTCAAGAATACTCTGTGTTGGCTTATCAAGCTTATTCGCCTTCATAAGACCTTGTACAGTGTCGTCATAAGCCGCTTGGAAGGCTGCTCGGTCTGGTACACGAAGTGCTACACCCATTGTCTTCTCAATCTTAGCCATTGCCCCACTTCTAAACGTCGGAACATTATTCAAGTCATACTGGGTTTCGGGCCCGAGATTGATACCCTGTTTGGTTTCGGAATACTGTTGTTTAGCACCTTTTACAGCTGATTTTGCTTGCGTCTTGAGATTCGGTAAGGCTACCTTACGAGCTGATCCACGAGCCACACTAACGGTCTTATCTATTCCAGCGGCCAATGTCTGACTGACATTTTCAAGTCCACTAAACATAGTGTTACCACCGATGTTACGGATAAACGTTTTTGGGTTCAGGAGCTGACCTATAGTCTGCGTAGTACTAAGCTTCTTGACCCATGACGACGGTATAACTTGCTTGACTTCGTTTAATAGTTTTTGGGTCGCTATGTCCTTAGCTCTACCTGTTGGCATGTTCTGTAATTGTTCGCTCATGCCACTAATCTTACTAGCTTGCTCCGGCGATAGCTTGAGTTCCTTATTCGTACCGAGTAGTTTGGCTGCCTTATTGTACTGATTAACCGTCGTTTGAGTGAACCGTAGGATTGATTCTGGCGCAAGCTTGCCCCATGCACTCAGTGCTTGGTTAGCCTGACCTCTGTTAGTTGCCTCTCGGCTCATCTGTAAGGCTACCTCTGTAGCAGCCTCATGTTGACCTGTTCGACTAAGATGCGCCGATAACTCACCACCGATCATTGTACCGACATCACTGTTACTGTCTGACTTGAATACTCGCATGGCTAAGTTAGGATTGTCTTTGACTAGGTTAGCTGCCCGACTTTGTAAATCTTTCGTGTTACGGACTTTATAAAGCTCACGCACTCCACGCTTGACTGCATCCGGTGTATTTAGATCGTTTTGTATAGTTGTAGACAGTCCACGTTGTCTATTACCGCTACTTAGCGCATCTCCTGGTATCGACATCTTCGGTGTATTCTTAGCTAATGATCCGTCACTTCCTGCTGCTATTTGCTGCTTGCTGACGTCCTGCATACTCAACCCTAGCCGAGCAGTCAGCACCTTATCCTTCAAAGATAACTTCTGCTTGCTATTAAGCATCTGATTGACCCTTGCCCGGGATTGGTCGAGGTGTCCCATTAGCTCCGAGGTCGTCTTACCGCCTGCCGAGCCAAGGGGTACGTTATTCATCTTAGCCTTGATTGCTTTCTGTTGTTTCAGTTCCCACTTGATGCCTGCATCCAAAGAATTATTGGTATTCACTTTAGCGTTAGAAGCTTTGACAGCCTTACCAGTAGCTTTGGCAGTAGCCACAGCACCCTTATCAAGCGTCTGGCCGATTTTAGCAGCTGTTTGTCCGGTAGCTTTGAGAGCTGGTGCTAGCTTTGGAGCCGTCTTTTCAGCGAGCTTGGCCAGCTCAGGAGCGACTTTTGCCGTACCTTTGACACCAGCCTTTAAGGCAGTTCCAACAACCGGAACGTCGTTAGCTATGTGTAGAGCGGTGTTGGCGTATGATAACGGTGTAGCCAGATGCCTGACAAGTGAATTGCCACTATGTTGCAGTCCCTTCTCAGTAGTAGCGTGATTATACTGCAAGGACTGTATTGGTTTGTCACCGAATATAAACTTTGCCTGTGGCGACCCTGGTGTGTACTGTGACTTCTTACCCGTTACCTTTTGTCGGATAGATTGAGCCACTTCCATACCAGGCTGGATGAAACCTTGCTGCAGAATACCCCTGCCCAGGGTATCTACTTTATTTGCAGCAACACTCGCCAGATTACCGAGGCCATCATTATGTTGGTTCATCTGCTGCGCCCGGTATAAGGACTGATTAAACTGCTGTCGCTGAACTGGTGTTTGCAGGCCACGCTGAACAAATTGCGGATGATTGAGCTTCTGCGCCATTTGAGGTGTCACAGTCTGTACAGGATGTGGAGCGGCACCGAGCCTAGCAAACGCTTGTCTCAGCCGGTCGAAGTTCACCAGAGGCATGAGCTACGCCCCCAGTAACTGCTGGAAGTACTGCTGGTATTGGCTTTGGGCAGCTGGGTCTTGGATTTGTGCCTGGTTAATCATGCCCTGAGCTATTTGTTGCTTGACGTTGCTCGGAGCACCAGTTACAGCCAGTTTCTGGAGCTGTGCCTGTAATTGAGCCTGTCCGTCATTATGTAACGCTGGGAGTCCTTGTATGGACTGCAGGAACTGAGCCTGAGTACCTTGCCCAGCTTGTGCCTGGTGGACGCCGCTCATGGCACCGGGCAGGCTTTGTCCAAGATTATTGAGGTCAGCCTGAGTATAGTTATTCAAGCCGCCGAGGATACCGGCGTACTGGTCATGGCCTGCGCCGTAGCTGGCCTTAGCCGTGGCTGCCTGCTGGCCGATACTACTCAGGTTAGTGTTGCGCTGGTCAATCAGGGATTGGCTATTGGTATTATAGGTATTCTTGGCTTGGTCTTGAGCACTACCGTAGAAGCCGGAGTCACCGAGTCCCCTACTCTGATACTGCCCACCTAACTGATTGGTTGTATCCTGGTATTGAGTATTCAAATCACCAGCTTGCTGGGCGTACTGCTTGTTGTAAGTGTTGATGGCGTCATTAGAAGTCGTATCAACGCCGCCGGAGAGAGAATCATAGGCTGAGATAATGGAACGGAGTTGGTCGGCTAGTCCATTACGCTGATTCATATCAATACCACCGGTTCCACCAGCACCACCAGCACCACCACCAAGCGCATTTACACCGGCTTGGTCGGTACCAATACCGGTACCAGTCAAGTCGCCGGGGCCGGTACTGTACACACCAGCCGGATTATGACTAGCTTGACCAGTTGCCTGGCTGCCCTCGTAGGCATTCATAGCCGAGTTATAAGCTTTCGGTGCTTGTGTCCGAACAACATTGGTTGCTGAATAATTTGGGGTAATATCTGTGCCGATACGACCACCAGTGATGGCGTAGGCTGCATTTGAAACTGGGTTGACGTGACTTGCAGTGTTCCAGAGTTTACTCGCGTTATTTAGCCAAGAGGGGGTTGCCATTATAAAATCCTTCTATCTTTGGGCGCATCTGGGTTTGCATCTATATAAATGTAGTTTAACATAATCAGTTTATCTTGAGTGATGATGGGAAGATGAAGGACGAATACTGACGGTAACGCAACTTTATACCTAAAACGACGAATGTTTCGTTGATTCTTCCGTTGCTCACCTGTACCTTGATACTGCGGCTCTTGGTGTTGATACGGAACCTGTATGGAATGTTCGTTGAGGCCGTCGTTGTCGTATTACTACTGCTGGCCTGTACCGTGCCACCCAGCCAGTCACCGCCACCGAGTATGTTGCTACCCATGCCGCCACTGCCGGAACTGCTGATACTGGTTGTTTTGAGCAGGGCACCATTATCAGTGTAGATGTTGACTGTTACCGTACCGACTAACTGTCTAAACAGTATATCCAAACTAATCCAGCGCTTGTAACCGGAAAAGTCCCCGAGGTCAAAGGCTTTGCTCGTCCACTGGGCGGAGATAGCCACCCCGTCAGCGTCGTAGTTGCTGGTGAACTTGTAGACGTTGGCGCTACTGGCCGAGGTGAAATAGACAACATCGGTATTGGTACTGTCGGTGTAGACAGTTAACGCCTCCGGGGCGATGTGTGTTAACCGACTCCAGGCCAGGAACCGCCTATCATAACTGATCGTCAAGTTGTTAGCTGTGACACCGCCGCTCGGCACTCCGATGTAATACAGATACTGGTTAAACAGGGCAGTCGCCTTACTGTAGCTGGCTGGGTTGATAGCTTCAAATAGGCCATGAACACGAGCAGATAGCTCATTAGTCCGGATAACGTTAATGTAGTTCGGCTCATTGCCGAGGACGTAGACACCATTACGGCTCAGGAAAAAGACATCGTTCTCGACATTATCAATCGAGCGGTGGGAAATACAGCCGTAGTTGTTGGAAATGGCCGATATGACTGGCAAGCCGGTACTGTCCAGTGTCAACTGGTAGATGCCCCGTTCCTTAAAGATAATCAGAGCGTCCTGATACTTGCAGAAGCCGGTAATCTTGTCGCCGTCATATTTGTTGATGTCTACCACGGTGGCGTTGACTAGTGGCGTCGTAGTACCGTCAGCACTAAAGGCAGTTGCACCCGGTACGTTAGCTATACCTGAATCAGTGTCATTGCTGTTATCCGGCTGCGGCTGCGTACCGCCAGTTGTGACCGTAAACTCCGATGGGTCACTGACTTTAGAGATGTATAACCGGTTGGGCTGTCCAGCCACTCCAGCGGCGTAGTGACGGCTGTTATAAAATATAGAAAAGCTGGCCTTCGGACCATGACCGCTCCGGGTCAGTGTCCGGCCGGTAGCCAGTTTAGCTGGTGGGTTTACACTGTCCAGTACGAACATCGAACCCTTGACCTGAGTAAAGTTAATCTGACCGGAACTGTCAAAACTGGCTCCGGATATGCTTGTCCAGGTCGTGCCGCCGCTGAGGTATTTTAGGGCAGTACCGTCAACCGTCAACAAGTCCCGGTTTCCGGCAATCGTATCATTATAAAAGCCCATACCCCGAGGGTTGTTAGATAAACCAGTACCGACGTTAGTATAGCCGTAGGCTTTGGCTGGCGCACCGGACTCGACTATCTGGATGTTCTCCAGACTAGAGGCTTCCTTGTCGTCTATCAGGTTGTCAGATATCAGGTTATTTAAACCTTTACCCGGATTAACTATTGATTTTTCTGGGTAAGCTGTCCGACCACCACGCTTCGGCGGAATACGTGACATCGTCCTAGCCATTCAGGAAGCCGCCTGTCTGGCTTATATCGCCTACATAGGTTCCAGAGGCTTCATGTAGGGTAATCGCCCGTGGCTGTGGCCGTGAGCGGTTGTACTGGCTAATCACTTCGTCGAGTTCGTTCTGAAATAGTGCCTCCTCCTGACTAATATCGGCCTGGGGGTCTTCCGCCTGCCGCTGGTAGATCAATGCACCCCGTACTAGCGCCATACTGGAAGGGAAGGGCGTAGAGATAGAGGCGTTAATCTGGGGGGCGGTTGTCTGGTAATACAGGCTGAGCGTACCGTTACTCGTTTCCGAGCTGGTTAATACATAACTGCCCTCATAGCCAGTTAAACGATACTTATAACTGCCTGTCTGGTAATCATCGAGTTGGCCATACGAGACACTGGTAAAGATATAATCATCACCAACACCGGAGTTTACCAATCTAATGTCGATAATGCTGTCCTGATGCACATTGGAGGGCAATGTAGCCACTCCAGCCACCATAGCCACGGTTGCTAGAACTTTGCTGAACGGAAAGTCATACGCCCTATAGGCACGTTCCAGGGCTAGTTGTATAAAGCGCTGGCGGTCTTCGGTGCCAGTCGTCGGTACGGAGGTTTCGCCGAGCATATAGCTCAAATCAGTCATAACAGTGGTAAGGGTTAAGCTAGCCATCTAGTAAACCTTTCTCGTGGAATACTCACGGAACTCTTTAAAAAATAAAGCGGCGTTCTTCTTTTCAATGAATGCCTGGGGATCAGCTTTGGTAATGGCTATGTAGGCTCCAACTGGTATGTTAAGTGAGTTACGGAGTGTCTTGTCTGCTCGCTCAGCCTTTGACACCCCGATAGCTTCACCGTGTTTGTTTACCAGTTCGCGGGTGGTTGCATTTTCGGCAACCACCTCACGATATATTTGCTGATTCTTCGTAGACAATGACAGCCATAGGTTGTTAGCAGCCCGCCATCTCTGCGGCCCCCGAGGGTACTGAAGTACCCGGTCGATGGCCTTCTGAAATGTTTGAATCGTGCTGGTGAAACTATCTACGGCTGTCGTCATTGCTATCCCTTATTGGACGTTAGTGGTCAAGAAGCTGGACTTCTCGTTTAGGGCCTCCAACGTTAATTCTCCGACAATCATACCCTTGCTTGAGTAACCAGTACGAGGAATTTCCTGGTAGTGTGGTTGGTCAAGGTGAGCCACTGCCCACTTGTCTTTCTGAAGACCAATCAGGTCGAGGTTGGTGTCACCGGATACAGTGACGTAGCGGTGCTTGTGAACCTCGACACGGCCGAAGTCAGAGTCGTAGACGTTAATGGTGTTGTTGACACTACTCTGGCTAGCCTCAACAAAACGGGTGTTCGTGTTGGTGTAGGTGCTAATACGGCGCTTCAGAGTACCACCGACTAGAATCATATCCACGTTGCCACCTTGGTTCCAGGCATTCTGGAGGTAGGTGTTGAACATCGTCTCAGACAGGGATACTGAACCCTGGTTAGTCGCCAGAGTTGAAATCTGTGCCTTCACACCAGCCAACTGACGGGCGGCCGAACCAGTACCGGAAATCAGCGAGCCACGGACGATAGCGTATTCAGCGTAACGACGCCATTCGAGCATCGCCTTCTGCATTTCGTAAGTATAGCGGTCTTTGAATCCAGCGGTGTTGGTGTTCCGCTCAGAGTCAGTTACCTGAAACTCAGCCGAGATAATCTGGGTGTAGTTCGCCTTACGGACTGGGTTGGTGCGGGCAGCGTAACTTGGGTCGAAACCTTCAGTCTTCGCTACAGTTCCAACAGAAGCCAGGGTGTCAGTCAACCACTGGTGGTAAGGCTGGGAAGCGGTGTGCTTAGCCAGACCGACGTACAGTTGGTCTTCCTCGGGGTCTATATTTACTATTAAATCCAGCAAATCCTCGCGGATAGCCGGATCATCGTAGGTAAAGTTACTTGTTGCTGCCATAGTGGCGTATTACATGCTTTCTAGGAGTCGCCGAACAAATAGCTTTTCAGCAGGTCTGTCCGTGCTTTAGTGGCGACTTCTTTATTAGGATTATTAATGTTCTGCCGTGCTTTGCTGCGGCCTTCGCTACTGTCATTACTGCGGCGGCTGGCAGATTCGGTGTATGCCGATTGCTGGACAACCGTATTGGTTGTTGCCTGCTTCATGCCTTCAGCCTTGGCAGTTCCAATATGTTTGAAAAATGTTTCAGCTACTTGCATCGGTGTCTTGAGCTTAATATCACTGGGAGCAATATCACGGTTCAAAGCTTCAGAGAACTGCCCGATACGGGTCTGCTGTATCATATCCCGTAAGTCTCTATTAGACTTGAGGTCTGGATACTTCTCCATCGCCTTGTCCCATGCTCTGGTTTCGGCCTGTTGTTCCTGAAAGGCGTTCATAGCCTTCTGGGTGGCTCGCTCCTCGGCAGTAGCTATCTGCTGGTTAATTGACTGGGCCAGTGCCGTCGGGTCAATTAAACCATCTTCGCCAGCCGGTAGAGTAGAAAAGTCTATCCCCGGATTGGCTGGTAAGTTGTACTGCGGATAACCGTAGTCTTCCTCTTCTTCGACTACCTGTTCAGCTGGTGCCGTTTCGGTAGGTTGTTGCTCAGTCTGAGACTGTTCAACTGGTTGCTCATCTGTTTCAGGCGTTGTATTAACATCCTGTTCGGCAGGTTCTGGTGTAACTACCGGCGCATCTGTTGGGGTGGTTCCTTGTGGTTCCATTGTCGCATCTCCTCATATATTAGCATAAGAGCTTGAAAGCCCTATCAGCTTGTTGAGGGGGTGAGCACCGCAACAAGCTGATACGACCTTCACTTTGCCATCAACCTCCCGATTCCACAGTTATTTACATCGCACATTTCCGCCTGGTAAATATCAGTCTGGTCGTCAGGGTCAGGTACGAAGTGGTGAACGTGGTTACTGTCAAATAATGGCGTCAAATCCCGGCGGTCAATCCGTTCCAGTAGCTCGCCGTCAATCAGTGGCTTCTCTGGCTGTCCAGTCTTTTCCGGCTGTTCTACCGGATCGCCCCACTCATCCTGCATTTCTAACCTCTTCTTCCAGCTTTTTAGCCTGCTCACGAGCTTTGGTAGCATCATCCACGAATGTCTCAGTACTAGTGATAACCATCCGTAGACCGTTAATCATACCCCGTAACATCCAATCTTCTTTATCGGTCGCCGTCTTACCTTCCAACAAGCGCTCGGTGTAGTCGGTAATTGTCGGCTGCAGGACGTTATCGACATACCAGTGCCATTCATCGCTACCAGTGAACGCCTGTATCCGTTTGCCGTTCTCCATTCGCCGGGCATAAGCACCCCGCATGGTGTTCAGTTCATCAAATTCATTGTCCATTCTTGCTACCACCGCCTCTCATCTTGGCCATCAGCCCCTGGCGCTGGGTCTGGGTATTGTCAGTCTGAGTCTGCTGTTTTAGTCCGAGATTATTAGCCTCTGTCATATGCTGGTGGGCGGCGTTAATCATATCCATCTTCTGCTGGTGGGCTTGAGCGTCAGCCGCTAACATGTGTTCCGGTGTGATGTTACCAGATGTGTCGGCCGCTGGTTCGGCTGGTTGTGACTTAGCAAGCGTTGACCGAACATCAGCCTGCATAACTAACTCATTCGGTGCTAGTGCACCCTGCTCACGGCTTGGGTCAGGCTGGATACCATTACGTGTCAGTAGTTGTGCTATTTCAGATGCCATAAGGTCACCAGGGGTAAGGTTAATCCGCTCATTCGGCATAACCATCGGTGTCTGGCTATTCTGCATTGCCTGGTCGACTGCCTGTTTATTGAGCAGTAGTTTGTCGTAGTTTGGGTGACCCATAATCTGTGAGTAGTCATCAATCAGACTAGCGAAGTCCAGGTATACCGGACTGGTCGCCCAACGGGTAGACTGTGCCTGTTGCTCGCTGGCGGCCTGTAACTGCTGCAACTGCTGGACATAGGCCATATGACGAGATATTCGTTCCTCTTGGTTAGCTGGATCCATGGAAGCGTCATCAACAGTCAGTTCCAGGTCGCCCTGCATATCCTGCGGCTTAATGGTCATCGGCTTCTTCTCGCCCTTGGTCGTGACTGTCAAGTTGATTTCAGTGTCCATGAACTGCTGATTGTTACTGAGCCACATACGGCCGATCTGAGTCACTGTTTGGGTAAAGTTGTTGCGCATGAACGATACGATATCTCCGGCGGCCTGCTGCAAGCTGTGGATGCCACTGGCTGTACCCTTTGTCTTGTCGGTAGCACTGTTCGGGTTACCAGTCGCGTAATTGCTAATCGTCACACCTTCTACAGCGCTATCCATGAGCTGTAATAGTACTTGTGTACCGGTGAAGTCCGGGGCGGCGTGTTTGAACTGGGTTGGAGCAATGTCGCCCCTATAAGTAATCGTGCCACCCGGCTCAATCACGTAGTCATTAACGTTCGCCCGTTCTGGGGCTATTAGCATAGAGTTTTCGGCTAGATTCCACTGATCCATGATGTGGTTGAAAACGTCGTTGTAGCCTGCCTGCAGCCTGTAGGTTGTCTCAAACAGCCCTTCGCCCCAGAACTGGTATGGCCGGTTCTTGACATGAAATTTGACCAGTGGGTACTTATTATGCCAATAAGGGTTTTTCTGTTCCCGGAGTAGTATCCAACTGGTATTCGTGTCACCGTCGGTGGCTTCGGCGTAGGTGCTGATAGTCGTACCGGCGTAACACTCGTACAGTTTGACCATCTTGACGGTGCCGTCCTGACGCTCGCCCTGGCTCATCAGGCGGTTACGGGAATAGTTATAGGTATTCAGCTCGTCATCGTAACTGGTCGAGCCGCTGAGCTTGTCGAGGTTGGTATACATCTTGTCGCCGTGGGCTTTGTTAATGTCTTTCAGTTCATCGAGTGTCTTGTACTCCTTGATAATAATCCACGGTGCATTGTACAGGTTAGTAGCAGCTGGGGACACGAAGACATTGAAGATGTTAACCGGTTCAAGGTCATTATAGCCAACTGTCTTAGTAGTCTTTTCCTCACTTGTCAAATCCCACGTACCGTCTTGCTTTGGTTTACGCTTATACGTCACCCGCTTATCAACACACCACGGCACTTTGGCCAGTCCCGTACCGGTCACTACAGCGTCAAGCAACGGCGCAAACAGCTTATCCCGCATGGTTTCGTCCATGTATGGGTTCTCGTAGTCGTATTCCAGCTTACGACGGGCTTTCTCGGCCTGGTCATCAACATCATCTTCGCCGTCACTTGGGTCGTTTACCCGGACTTGGAAATTCGGTTTGATAGCTAAGAACTTACTAACCAGTGCCCACGTCTGCCGAGCCAGTATCGGCACGTACATCTTAGAACGCCACGGACTGGCTGTTGTACCAACTACAGCATAGAGACTATCGTACCAGCTGGCATACTTCTTAAACATGCTGGCCTGAGCGCCTGCTGCTTTATCGTATCGGCCTTGCCAGGTTTCAGGAGTGGTTTTGGACATGAATCATAGAAATAGTGCTCATTATAGTTATGTCGTGATTATAGCATACTGTTTATGGTACATATCATTTGTGGGTAGAAGTGGGTAGACATCAGTCTTTTAATGTCCGTTCATCGAAAGAATCACCCTGTGCCTTGTATATCCTGCCAGCCGACCACAAGACTATCCCGACAAGGCTGACCAGTAAGGCGATAGCGATGAGAGCGGTTATGAGAAAAGTTTTCATAACCCTACTATACTCCCGTCATCGCCTCCCGAGTCCATTTGTGCCTACGCGCCCTGAGTCGTCTACCAGAAAATGCTGACCCGGAGCTGCTTACAGGCTCCGCAAACGGCGGGGGTAACTGTTTCAGGGGTTAGTGGGTTATGTAAGAGCTCGGGATACTGCTGCTGAGCGAGTTCCTGAAGTAGAGCGAACAATTGCGGTGGTGGGGCCAAAAGTAATGTCGTCAATCCATGCTGTCCCCGTTTCTCCCTGCAAATACATAAAAATAACCGCAAACTTCGCATTAGCTGAGGTTGTAAATGTTCCGGTAAACCGTGTCCAGTCGGCAGTACCCGTCAAAAACCCGTTAGAGTACAACGCTGCACTATCATTTGCGAGAGCACCTGTTTGAGTTTGTACTCTTACTCGAATACCTTGGGCATTGTTATTAGAAATGGAGGTATACTTTAGCCAATAAGAGAAGGTGTAACTAGTAGAGGGTAGTACGGGGATTAACCTTGGCCCACGCACGGCCGTACCACCACGGACTACATTAGATGAAGTTAAATCAATATCTTGGTTGACGCTAACGGTAGTAATATTGAGCTTTAAGCTACCACTACCTGAATGAGATACCGCGCTATCAAATTGCGCTGACCATGCGGTCGGCGCACCACTAGAGGTACTGAGATACCACCCAAAATCTGGGTTAGTACTGCTCCCCGCCGCTGTCCCGTCGATCCACCTAGAAACAACATTAGCCGCACCCACAAAAGTTGGGGCGTACTCAAAGTCACTATTAAACACCAAATTATTGACATTCTGTCGCGTAGGAACTGTAACTAGCGTTCTAGTCGCCATCAGCGGTAACTCACGGTTACATCAGGCGCAACGGTTCCAGTAGTAACAATCGTCAGACCAGTCGAGAAAGCTATATCAAGAATAAACGCTCCCGATAGAGTTAGTGAGTTAATCACCCCAATTACCGTTCCTGATCCGGCGGTGTTATCATAAATGGTCGTTGTCGAGGCTACCGTCCCAAGGGTGTTTATGCTGATGTTATGCAATACTCCAGCCCCTGATTTAACTACCGTAGTCGTTGAAGTTGAAATGTGAGTATATGAGTGTCCGAATGGATAGGTAGTGATTGAATCAATTGCGGCCGCTATAGCCGTACCCAACGTAACCCGCTCGTTGCCCGACAAGTCCATAGATTCCAAGACTGAGTTGCCCTCTGTCCAAGTCTGAACGGCCGCATTAGCGAGTCCGGGGAGTACCCCGACATTGGTCGCCCCAGGAACTGCATTATTGTTAGTCTTTTCCCCGGCAGTGGTTACCGTTCCCGTAACGGCCGTAGTTGAGCCGGTGTCGGCAATAACATGCCCGATAACTGCTGTTCCTGCGATAAGTTTAGCGGCGTTGACTGAATCACCGAAAGCCGTATCAGCGGTGTCTACATCATAATCAATGCGGAGTTTATCGGTTCCAGATTCCCCACCTTGCAAAGCTGAGAGGGTAATAGTGTTGGTTGAAACCGTAGCCGTTGCAATGCTCAGGTCAGCGAAGTTGTACAGAATCTTATTGGTCGTGACATCGGTGATAAGAGCCAAACGGTCAAGACGGACAGTTGCCACATCGGTCAGGGTTATGACTTTAGTGGCGGTGACGAACGAATAGTTCTTTAATATGGTTTTCATGATTAACCTAGTGCCACTGCCATAGCAATGGCGTATCCTTTCGTTGATTTAGTTACTAGGTCGGCTGTAAGGTTAGTAACCTGCGACTCGGTCACCTGAATTGACGTGCTGGATGCGCTGGTCGCTCGACCTTTCGCGTCAAATGTCACTACAGGTACTTGCGTTGCTGACCCGTAGGAGCCGGCGCCCACTCCGCTAGTCGCTAGCGTCGGACTGGGATAGGTGCCAGTCAGGTCACCTCCAGCTGAGCCAGTAGGAGTAGCCGTGCCAGTACTGTTCCCATCGGTGACCTCGATGTAGTCCGTCGTGTATGTAGAAGAAGCACGGTTGGTCTTCGCTGTGACAACGCCTCGGATGTGGTTACTTGTAACTGTCACATGGTTGGGCTCGTTACTAGCGCTCGGAGTTAGAGTCTGGCCGATCTGTATGCCGTAGATC